ATCGCACCGCGGGAGTTCTCGTTTGACCCTGCGACACACGCGGCAGTTCTTGTCGACGTGGACCACTACGTGAACATGCCCGATCTGCTTGCTTCGAGACCGGGCACGTATTTCGTGTGTACGTTTCAACCGACGGCGTGTGCGCAAAGCGTTGGTGAGTACTCCTTCAGGTTTCTGGAGAATGGAGATGTCCTCTACCGAGTGAGCGGTGGAGCTGAATACATTCACAGTGTCTGGGATTACTCTGGTGACACCCTTCTCGTCGAAGGTTGCGGTTTCCTCCGAAAACAGGTCGTTGCTTACCACATTGACCGGAAACGCATTGATGATCACCATGTCGTGATATTGCTGTCCCTCATCGGGCAGTTCACGACTATCGCGTTCTTGCCAACCTCCCTCCTCATTGAGGGCAAGCCGCTGAAGAGGTTCAACCCCGTGGTCGGGAATCATGTCGTTTTGGACGTCGTGAAACCAGAAGGGTTGTTCCGAAGCATTGCCGTCGTCGGAGACTTCAATGCTGTGACACTGCCGCGTCATCAACTCGATGCTGTTCATGCAGTTGCGCTCGTCGCGAAGGTTCCTGTGACCCCTGCGATGGTGGCGAGCAATATTGCACCTTCGAGTCCGGCAGGTCTTCCGACGGAGCGTCTCCCGCCCGGACACGCTGCCATCATTGCTGGCTACACTCGAGCCGGCGTACCGGAGTTCGCACCGGTGGTCTATCCTCCGAGTGAGTCGATGCTGCCAATCACGTTCGACAAGCACGACTACGACGCACCTGTCCCTTTGGCGGGTTTTGGCTCACCTCTTGTTGGGCCATGCTACGGATTTGCTGATTCCATTGCTTCTGACAATGAGTGCATCTCCGGGCGCGTCGAGGCCTTCCAGGATTATAAGGAGGAGCCTATACCGCCTACGTTGGCGGGCTACATGCAGGAGTTCGCTGAGCTCCTTGTTCCTGTGGCCAACGCTGGGCATCCTGTCTTGGATGATGAGGTTCATTCGAGGCAGGACAGACCGACTCAGAGGTTCATCCTTGAGGAGGCCGCTGTGACCGGGGACGGTTACAAGCGTGCGTGGAGGGCATTCGTGAAGAAAGAGACCTATCAGAAACCCACGGATCCACGCAACATCTCGGTTGGCGCACCTGCCACCAAGTTGGCGTACTCTCGATATACGTACGCCTTCACTGACGAGGTCATGGCTGAACAGGATTGGTATGCCTTCAACAAGACCCCCGCGAAAGTGGCAGAACGGGTATG